TCTCTTAGCTCGTCAAGTATCATTGCACCTGGTTTTTCTGCTGGTTTTTGTGTATATTTTTTACTCATATTAATTTATTACTAATTTATATTTACTGAAATCATAGTTTATATCGTACTCTAATCTATCTTGACACTTGTCTTTCATTTTCTTGAGTGCATACGCTATTGGATTCACTTGATGAGTACTAAAGCAACTGTAACCACTTGAGTCATCACGAGTAATCTTTACTGTGCCTTGACCTTTTCTACCTGGGTACTTGTCCATAGTTACTACTATTGTACGAGTTGGTACTTTGTTTTCATCGTGTGGTATTGAAAACCATAATCTTTTTAATTCTTCTCTATTCATTTTACTTATTGTTATTTATATACTTAAATAGTATGTTACTTATTTGATTTGACACTGAGTAATCGAGTACTCTAGTTTTTAAGTTAAAGTCTTTTTCTAACTCGCTGAAGTCTATATATTCTAACATTGACTTGTATTGTGCTTTGCTTTGTTCACTCATATTAATACTTTGTTGTGCCGTTTTTAGCGATTAATGAATTGATGAGTGCGTCTAATTCTGCTAGCGCGTGCTTCTCTTGATTATACTGTTTCCAGTGTTCTATTGCTTCGTACATATTTATTATTTTAATTACGTTTATATTATCGAATACTATTCGTATTGAGTTTGTATTGTAGTAGTTTGCGAATCGAACGCACCTGTGCACCATGACTACTTATACTGTTCATATTTGATTATACGAGGGAACAGTGAACTAACTCGACTTTGTGTTACTATG